ACTAAGAGTGTCTTCGCTAAGACTGAGCCCAAACCTTGCTACACCAATGCTGATGTGGATCGTTACTATCCTAACCACCCCATCGCTGACAAACTGAAGCAGTGCCTCAAACTCCTGCCTGACACTGGCATCACAGGAGTTGTGCAGGGTGACTTGCTCTACACCAGCACTCCTCCCAAGGTCAAGATGGGTGGTAAGGTGTGTTACAAATTCAAACCCAACACCATCACTTACTGTGTTGAGGCAGCGACTGAGTTGGGTAAGAAGGTTGCAGTGTCTGACCTGGGCATCGTCTTCCACACCCGCTACACTGGTCCCTCTCTGCCTGAGATGAATGCATCTTTCGGTGTGGATGTGTCCAAGATGCAGAGTAATAAGAAGGTCGCAGTCTTCTCTGCCACCTTCCAGAATACCAACGGTGTGGCAAACCTCAGTGCTGCTGAGCGTAACCGTCTCAACAACAGCATCAACGTTGCTCAACGTAACCTTGTCGCTGGTAAGTCCTTCCTCAATGCTATTCAGGAGGGCAAGGGATCGTTTGCATACACCGCACTCTTTAAGATCTATTTCAACCAAGTGATCAAGTCTGGTCGCATCCCTACTAACGCTGCTGCTATGCACAGAGGGTTTCTTTCCTTTGTTGACATGCGTTATAAGGCAGAGATTGCTAAGAAAAAGACTGACAAAGCACGTCAGCAGTGGGAAGATCGTAGGGCAGACGCAATCAAATACCTAAATAATAATAAGTCTGTTATGTTTTCCGCACTTAGCGGATTCAAAAACCTTATCGCTGCCAAAGAGCAGGTGATAAATAAGTTGAAGAAAATTCAAGGTGTCGGGACCTTTCTAGAAGATGAGAATGGTTACCGAGTCACGAGTCCAGAAGGATTTGTGGCCATCAAGGATGGCACCGCTATGAAACTTGTTGATAGACTGGAGTTTTCACGAGCAAACTTTACCGTAGCAAAAGACTGGGGCAAATGAGATTTATCGAATTCCTGAGAGAAGCAACCAAGTCGGCAACCAAGAAGCCACAGACATCTGCTACAGGCAAGAAACCTTCAGCATCATCCAAAGGTTTAGAGGACAAGCATGTCGCCATTACTTTTGGGAGGTTTAATCCTCCTCACGCTGGTCATGGCAAGCTGCTGGATGCGGTCAAAGCGCACGGCGGCGACTCGGGTAACTATCGTATCTACCCCAGCAGAAGCCAGGACCATAAGAAAAATCCTTTATCGGCTCACCAGAAAGTAGAGCATATGCGTCGTATGTTTAAGGATCATAAGGACAAGATCCAAAACAACGAAGCACATAGAAACATCTTTGACATCCTTCGTGACCTGCATGACGAAGGGCATGAGCATGTAACCATGGTTGTGGGTGATGACCGTGTGAAAGAGTTTGAATCACTCACCAACAAATATAATGGTGTGCATTATGATTTCAAGTCTATTAACATCAAGTCTGCAGGTGCTCGCGCTGATGACAGTGATGACCCTATTGAGAATCTCTCTGCCAGTAAGATGCGAGCACACGCACAAGGCGGTGACCACGAGTCTTTTCATGCAGGAATGCCAAAGGGTTATTCCACTAAGCACAGTCAGCAACTGATGCAGGATGTCCTGAAGGGCATGACACCACCACCTAAGAAGTCTAAGAAGAAGAGCGAGATCCACGAGCAAACCCTCTGGGAGTATGCTCCTAAGTTGGACTACGATGCCTTCCGTAACCACTATATGCTCGACCATATCTTCAAGGTCGGTGCCCTGGTGGAGCATGACGACAGTGGTCTCCGTGGTAAAGTTGTCCATCGTGGCACAAACTATGTGATCTTTGAGATGCCTGATGGCAGTGAGCATCGTGCATGGTTGCAGCATGTGTCTGAAGTCAATGAGCCTACTGAGCATGAGCAAGAGGTTGCTGCTGATACTACCAAGGATCAAAGCAACTATTCTGCTGATGATGGCAGCGGTAACACCTGGAAAGTTGGCACCGATGCATATCGTATGGCACTGCAGGACATGACCCCTGGTCAGGCAACCAAGAAATTCTCACAATTCAATACTGAGATTAGAAAAACTGCTGCAACTAAATAGTATTATCGAATTCATTCGACCTTAAGAAAAATGACGTTAGAAATTCTCGTATCTTCTGCCCTGATGGGTTACACCATGGACGAGCAGACCAGAATCCTCAAGTCAATCGAAGAGGGATCTGACCTCCCCACTGCTCGCCTGAAGAAAGGTGCTGAGAAGGTCATGGAAGTCTTCAATGACTGGGAGCCAGTTGTTGAGGGTTACGCTGGTTTCCCTGTTGAGCGCGAAGCAATCCAAAAGAAGAAGGACCAGCACAAAGATGACCGCAACGTCGGTCGTGTCGTCTCCCAAGGCGGATCTCAGTATGTGATCACTGGTAAGAAATCAGATGGTCGCTACATCGTCGTCGGTAAGAAAGGTGAAAAGACTGCTAAGGATGCAGGTGACATCGGTGTTACCAAAAACGAATCCGTTGTCGGCATTGACATCGAAGATCTCCACAACATGATGCTGGAAGGTCTGAAGCAAGCTCGCAAGAATGTGGGTGCTTCAACCTGCTGGGATGGTTACAAGGCAAAAGGCACTAAGAAGAAGGGTGGCAAGGAAGTCCCTAACTGTGTCAAGGAAGAGGAAGTAAACATCCGTGGCAACAATTCTGCTGAGCAGAAGAAGCGTCTTGAGAAGAAGCGTGGTATGAAACTGGACGATCATCCTCAGTTTAAGAAGGAAGACGTTGAGCAAGTTGACGAGCTTTACAAGGGTAAGCACGGTCAGTCTGAGAAAGAGTATCAGGATGGTCGCTCTGATGGCGGCAAGATGGTCTCTGGTGATAGCAAGCGCAGCGGCGCTGCATACTCCTCTCGTGCTGTTAAAAACACTGGTCCTAATCCCGCTGGTGGCAGCAAGAAACCTCAGGGTCAAGGTCGTATGACCTCTGGACAGAGGACTGAGTTGCAATACCGTAAGGCAAACCTGAAGAAGGAATCTCAGGAGTTTATAAATAAATTGTCTGACTCAGGACTCTTCTCTGAAGAGGAATTGTCAGCAATGGTGGAGGGTCTAGAATGAAACCCCAGGGAAACGGAGAGAGATCGTATCTTAAAACCAGTAAAAAGGGGAACGTAACTATCAACCCTAAGAAAGAGGACCTTATGTCAGAATCACTTAGAAAACATATCCAATCTGCTGTTGGAGATCTTCGCGAAGCAGCGAAGAAGAAATCAAAGGAGAAGCATATCGCTGCTGCTAAGGCAGGCAAGCGTTGGCAGGACTCCGATGGTGACGGCAAGTGGTATGAGCCTGGCGATGATGTCAAGAAGGAAGAGACTGCAGCACCTGCTAAGTCTGTTGACGACACCGATGCTAAGAAAGCAGCAAAGGAGCGTATGAAGCAGAAGATGGTGCAGGCTACGATCGACCACGACCGTAAGGCTAAAGGATACAACTGAGCATATATAGATTAGACTCTGTTTGAGGACAATCTAATGTGGGCAGTATTCCTACCTCTCGCTAAGAGAACCATCAGCGGTTTGCTGGGTCGTGATGAAGTCCGCCGTTACCTTGTAGACGTGCTCCGCTCCCTGGCGGCGACCACGGACAATAAGTTGGACGACGGTGCTGTGGATGTAGTAGAGGCACTCCTCTTCAAAAAACCAGAAGAAGCTTGATGTAGAAGGGAGGGTAACACCTCCCTTTTTATAAATAAAGTATAGGTATTCAATCACAATTGGAGTAAGTAACATGTCTCTTTATGGGAGAGTAGACTCAGCAGCAAACCAAACACAAGCAGGACTCGCCCGAGGCAATGGTGCGGGCTCCGCAACCGAGACTATCGTTTTCGTTGACGAAACCGAAGCAGGTCTTGCAGCAAACAAAGCACGCGGTCTGTCATCACCTGGGTGGTGGTCATATCGCACCTACACAGACGCAGCAGGTAAGACTCGCCACAAGGCAGAGCAACTTGCATTCATCACCAACCCCGAAGCAAACGCTGACGAGACTCTGAGTGATGACACCATCGCAGCAGACGTGGCAGCAACGATCACGGTTGGCACCCAACCCACTGATCAGACCACATCTTCTGGCGGCGCAACCTTCACCGTTGCAGCAACCTGTGACAACAGCGGCACCGTTACCTTCCAGTGGCAACGTCGCACCAGCAGCAGTGCTCGCTGGACCAACGTCTCTGGTGCAACCTCTGCATCTCTGGCACTCACAGGTCTGACTAACGCAGCAGACGGTTACCAGTATCGCGTTAAACTCAACGCTGATGTTGGTGCTCCCGAGGTCATCTCTAGCACAGCTACCCTGACCTTCGGCACCTGATAAAATGGATTAAATTATGATGCACTTTGATAGTCTTGATGAAAATAACCACTTGATGTTTGCTATCAAGCATTATGATAATCCACAATCAGTCACGGTAGATGACTTCATGGAGGACATGAAGAAGTTTAAGTATCTCAAGAGATTGCTTAAGCGTTATTCAAAGACTCATGTCCTCCGAGTCAACCTTATATTGAATCACCTGATTATTCTATTCAATGTCTTTGGTGAAGGGACTATCCCTCTACTGATGTATAAACTTGAAGAAGAATACTGGTCAGTCATCAAGACATTCTTGATCTATCTGGACCGTTATCCAGAGATCGCAGGATGTCTTTCTCATGTAGATGTAGATCAAAACGTTGCGGACATTTTGGCAGAGTTATGAATGAAGATGCACCCACAATGAGCGTAGGTAACGGCGGCATGACAGGCTCAGCCGATGCCACTGGTCCCAATGCAGGTTACGATCCTCTGCTAACAGGTAGAAAGAAACCAAAGAAGCGTCGTAGATACGCCATGGTTACAAAGGATATGCTGGCAACCGAAGGTGTCTCCCAGAGAGACTCTGCATATCTCCCCTTCCTTATTTCATATGATGGTGCAGAGCAGTATGTGCTCTACAGTAAGTCTGAAGCAGCACTGAAGATTGAGTTGCGTAAGATTTATCGCCCCGAGAATTTTAAGAAACTTGCAGTGAAGAGACTGTATCCTAATGATGTTATCAAGTTTTACTGGAAGAAAAGACAACAAGCATTAGGACAAGAGTGATGGCATTTGGTCTTGGTAAACTTCAGGTATTAGAATCCAAACTTGACATTTATGAAGACCTCTCGAAAGAGATGCTTGATAAGTTGGAGCGTGCTGTCACAACTATCTCTGACAATAGTAATAAGATTGCCATCGTCCTTGAGCGTCACGAAGGACGCCTGGATGAAGGTGAGCGGACTAACATGACCATCATGAAGATGATCGAAGATCATCAGAAGTATGATGATCGTATGTTTGAGAATATCGCTGGCAAGATGAAAGATCTTGAGAAGAAAGTAGAGAGAAATAATAGATTCGTCATTGGTGCTAGTGCTGTCTTGGCAACCATTGTGACGATAGCAACAGTGGCAGCACCTCTCTTGTCACGTCAACCCAATCGTGCTAGTATTCCTGCAGCGGAAAGTGTTGCATGGACTACGTTGAAGACAAATACATTCGCTTCCTAAGCACTCGCTTAGACAAGTTTAAGAATGTCAAGCACGGTCTTTACAACTTCCGCTGTCCGTATTGTGGTGACTCTGAGAAGCATCGTAATAAGGCACGGGGATACTTCTTTCTGAAGAAGTCAGAATTTATTTACAAGTGTCACAACTGTGGTGTCGGTAGGTCTCTTGGTAACTTCCTGAAGGACCATGCGACTGACCTGTACGATCAGTTTGTGCTGGAGAAGTATCGTAATGGTGCCACTGGTAAGGGTAGGCACACACCTAACCCTGAATACAAGTCAGCGAAACCTAAATTTGCTAAGAAGGTATCAGATCTGACACCTATCTCCGAGCTAAATAAAGGACACCCAGCGAGAGAATACTTGGAGGGAAGATGTATCCCACAGGATACACTTAAGACTCTGTATTACACCGATAGGTTTAAGCGGTGGGTGAATTCTCAAAAACCAGGACAGTTTGAAAATCTTCAGAATGACAGACCTAGAATTATTATCCCATTCATTGACAAGGACGGTAATTGGTTTGGCATCCAGGGTCGATCTCTGGCTCCAAAGTCGAATCTACGATACATCACGGTGATGTTTGACGATCGCCTCAAACTCTACGGTCAAAACAAAGTCAACTCTGAGGAAACTGTTTATGTCACAGAAGGACCCTTCGACAGTCATTTCATTACCAATGCTGTTGCTATGTGTGGGAGCGATGTTGACCACCGCACTCTTCCTTATCAGGATAGGGTCTGGGTATTCGACAACGAGCCCCGCAATCAACAAATCGTGTCACGGATTGACGCTGCCATCGGAAGCAAGGAAAAGGTGGTCATCTGGCCAAGAGAAATAAGACAAAAGGACCTCAATGATATGGTCCTCGCTGGACTAGATGTCCAGTCCATAGTAGAATCAAATACCTATCAAGGTATGGAAGCACAAGTAAAGTTTATTCAGTGGAAAAAGGTATGAGCGAGATCAGCGTTGTAAAGCGAAGTGGTGAGGTTGAGTCCCTCAACCTTGATAAGATCCATACGATGGTAGAGCACGCTTGTAAGGGTCTTGCAGGCGTCTCAGAGAGTCAAGTAGAGATGAATGCTAACTTGCAATTCTTTGATGGTATTAAGACCGATGATATTCAAGAGATTCTGATCCGCTCAGCAAATGATTTGATCACTCTGGACAATCCCAACTATCAATTTGTTGCAGCACGACTGCTGCTGTTTGGTGTCCGTAAGTCTGTGTATGGTGACCACCCAGACTATCGTCCTTACCTGATTGATCATGTCTATGATTGTATCGAGAAGGGTGTGTACGATTCTTCCATCGTGAAGAAGTATACTGACGAAGAGTGGGCAGAGATTGATCGCATGATCGATAACGAGCGTGACTTTCTCTTCACATATGCTGGTTTGAGGCAGGTCGTAGATAAATATTTGGTGCAGGATAGAAGCAGCGGTCGGGTATACGAGACACCGCAACAAATGTATATCATGATTGCACTGACTCTCTTCCGTGACTATCCTAAAGAGACTCGTCTTTCTTACGTCAAGAGATACTATGACGCAATCAGCAAGCACAGGATCAACATCCCCACACCAGTCATGGCGGGAGTGCGAACCCCTCTCCGTCAATTTGCGAGTTGTGTTCTCGTTGATGTTGATGACACCCTCGATAGTATCTTTAGCAGTGACATGGCTATTGGTTACTACGTTGCACAACGTGCAGGAATCGGTATCAACGCGGGTAGAATCCGTGGCATCAACGCTAAGATCAGAGGTGGAGAGGTACAACACACAGGCGTGGTCCCCTTCCTTAAAAAGTTTGAATCAACTGTACGATGCTGCACACAAAACGGCATCCGAGGTGGTTCTGCTACAGTTCACTTTCCTATCTGGCACCAAGAAATAGAAGACATCATTGTCCTTAAGAATAACAAGGGCACTGAAGATAATCGCGTGAGGAAACTTGACTATTCCATCCAAATTTCAAAACTATTCTACGAGCGTTTCATCGGAAACAAGGAGATTTCACTCTTCTCTCCTCATGATGTGCCTGGGTTGTATGACGCTTTCGGCACTGATGACTTCGATAGTATGTATTGTGCTTACGAATCAGATCCTGGGATCCCCCGCACCACAATCAGTGCTCAGGAACTCTTCCTCGACCTACTGAAGGAGCGAGCAGAGACTGGTCGTCTCTACATTATGAATATCGACCACTGCAATTCACACTCGTCCTTCAAGGACAAGGTGAATATGTCTAACCTGTGTCAGGAGATCACTCTACCTACCGATCCTATCCGTCACATCGATGATGCTGATGGTGAGATTGCATTGTGCATCCTGTCTGCTATCAACGTGGGTAAGATCAACAAACTGGATGAGATGGAAAACCTCGCAGACCTTGCAGTGCGTGGTCTTGAGGAGTTGATTGACTACCAGGACTACCCTGTGTCTGCAGCACGTCGTAGCACCCTTGCACGACGCTCTCTGGGCATTGGTTTCATCGGTCTGGCACACTACCTTGCTAAGGCAGGTGAGAAGTATGATGACCCTCGTGCCTATCGTCTGGTCCATGACCTGACTGAAGCATTCCAATACTATCTTCTGAAGGCATCTAATGAGGTTGCTAAGGAGAAGGGTGCTTGTGAGGCATTCCATCGCACCAAGTATTCTGACGGTATCCTGCCCATCGATACATATAAGAAAGAAGTAGATGAAATCTTTGGGGGAGATCCTGGGTTAAACTATGATTGGGAAGGTCTTAGAGCATCTATCTTGGAGCACGGACTCCGACACAGCACACTGTCCGCACAAATGCCTTCGGAGAGCAGCTCCGTTGTGTCAAACGCTACCAATGGAATCGAGCCGCCTCGCGACTA